TGGGGGTGACAGCGTTAAACCCAAGTGCGGTTTTTTAATTAAAGTTCGGTGGTATTTGACAGTTCAGTGCTTCGATTGCCCCACCAGCGGCAAGCGAAAACACGTTAGGTGCAATATTTTTTAATTTTTTGCCCACGCACTCGGTTTTTTCAAAACCGTTTGGATTAAAACAACGTGGTTTGAGTAACCGTTTTATAACTTGTATCATATCTTTCGTTTTGTCCTTTTTCGTATGGTAATACTTTCCAAATTAATTTACTTCTCATATCTTTTTTCTGTTTTTTATTACCTAAAAATATTACATATCTACGTTTTTTTGTCATTGGTATAATTTCTCCACCTGCATTTAAAAAGTTTTGGTCAATAGTCAATTCTTCATCAAATGGAAGTTTATTCGCCTTAAACCAATAATCTTTTATGTGTCTCATTGAATATTGGTATCCATTAAAAACATATTCTTTAGCTGCACCACCTTCTCCGGTGTAAAGAAAATTTAATGCCTGATAAGTATATCCAAAGTGTCCATTATTAGGGTCTGAATAACTTAATACAATCATTGGTTTTGGCAATATTTCAAATGTTCTTGCAACAAACCAACTTTGTACATTTTTTTCAAGTCCATCATTTTTTATAAGTCGGTTTAATTCTATTGCGTGGTCTTTATATTCTTCTCCACACATCAATAAACAATTATTTTGCGGAGGTATTCCATAAGTGCAAACACCAACCAAATGAATACCATCATACAATCCAAATGAATAAACAATCGAAGGTATTCTATGTGCATAGTGTTTTTTCAATAACCATTCTGTTGTTTGGTTTTTCGGTATTGATTTAACTTTGTACTTATCAAATAAACTCATAAAATGCCCTCCCTAAAAAAATTAAAAAATACAGACACCTAACACGGTATATAACCAATGCAGGTATTGTGCGTATTTCAAGTTTTGTACTTCTAATTTGTTTCATTGTATTTTGATAGTTAATCGTTTCTAATCCTGCACTGGTCATATACCCAACCGTTGTGTGCAATACTACTGAACCGCATCAAACAAGCTGACAGTCTTAACTGCCCTCATAACTCGTTTTTTTGCATCCTTCATATTTAAAACCATTTGTTTAAAGTAGCTATCTTTTAACTCAATACCTATTGCTTTACGACCTAAACTAACGGGGCTGTAAACTTCACTACCAACACCAGCAAACGGAGTTAAAACAACTTCATTTGGATTTGAGTATAATTCAACAATTCTATCAATTACATCTAATTGCAAAGGGTGTACATGTTTTTCATCATCTTCTTCTTTGCTGTCTTTAAATGGTAATACATTATCAATTCTAATATCATCCCAAACACTTGAAGCGTATCTTTGCCAAATGTAATGGCTCAATTTGTTGTTAGGATTTTCGCTATCATAAAAGCTATTATTCAAGTGTTCCCACAATTGTTCTTCATTTAGCTTTGTGTTGTTTGCATTATTCCAAGCGGTTAAAATGTTACTTACTATTGGAGTTGCACCAAAGTAATTTTTCAATCCTTGTGAATGTGTTACAGGTACTAAATTATCGCCTTCTTTGGTAAATATTAATACATAATCAGGCATCGCAGTAAAGCATTTTGTGCTATCTTCTACAATAAATTTGTGCATTAAACTTTGTACCATTGTTCTCATTCTTACTTTTAATGGCTCTTTCCAAATTGTAATTCTATTACGATAATGGAAACCATACTTTTGATGTATTTTAATTATTTCAGCAGGAAAGTCCCACAGAAAACATCTATTATCGTGTACATCGGTACAATGAACAGCGTTAATTCTACCAGCTTTTGTAACTCTTGCCATTTGCTGAACTAAAAACTCGTATTGCTCCAAAAATTGTTCTTTGCTTTCGCAATTACTAAAGTCATTTTCAGAACTTGAATAATTATAAAGTCCTGCAAATGGTGGAGAATACACAACTAAATCAACACTTTCATCTTCTAAAGTCGGTAATACTAACATACAATCTGAATTGTATATGGCGTAATTTTCTGTAATTACTTGGTCTTTTACTTTGCTCATTTTTTTTTAATTTTAAAATTTTGGTTTAATTATTTCTTTTGTAAATTCTTTTTTTTGTATTTCGTAAATGCTGTTTACGTTTTCAGATAGTTTTGTAAACATATCGTTTGCCTTTTCTTTTTTGATTTGTAAGCTTTCCATTATTCTCGTTTGTCCATCGCTTAAAACCAAATCAACATAAACATCATTCTTTTGCCCGAACCTCCAAAACCTTCTTATTGCTTGGTAATATTGCTCATAAGAATAAGTTGGAAAGTATGTTGTATGGTTGCAGTGTTGCCAGTTCAAACCAAAAGCAGTTATTGAAGTTTTTGTAATTAGCTTTTTTATTTCACCTTTCGAGAATGCTAAAAGTATTTCTTCTTTTTTATCAATATCCATATTGCCTTTTACTTCAACACAATTATCTAATTGATTAATCAATTTTGCTTCATCATTCAAATTAACCCAATAAACACTTGTTTCGTGTGCATTAGCCAACTCCACAGCCTTTTCACATCTTTGTTCTAAAGTGCTTCTCGTTTCTGCTTTTATTTCAAAGAAATTCACAGCAGGAAAATTAAATAATGATGTTTGCCCATTTATAGCCAAAGGGCTTTCATTTCTTACTTGGTGTTGGTTTTCAATAAGTTTTGGTAATTTATATTTTTCATCACTAAAACCTAAATCACTTGGTTTTCTTATTGAAATTGCCCATTGTGAAACCCATTGCCAAAAGGCTTTTTCAGCGTGTGGTTTTATGTAATATTCACTTCCTGCATTTCTTACTTCAATGCTTCCTTTATTGTTCTTAAAAAACCTTGTAAGCATATCGGTATATCCTAAATATCCAAGTGCTTCACTACTTGTACCCAATTCAATATAATCATTTGGGCTTGGGGTTGCAGTTGAGCAAAATCGATAAGGAACTTTTTTAATAAATGAAGTAATTTTATTTTTAATTGCTCCATCAAAGTTTTTCAAAATACTGCTTTCATCCAGTATCACTCCAATAAAATCTTTTTCATTAAAGTATTGTAACCTTTCATAATTACACACTACTATTTTTTTTGTATGCACTCCATTTTTTGAGTATTCTATATCATCAATACCTAGTTTTTCAGCTTCTAAAACAAATTGAAAAGCAACCGCTAAAGGTGTTAATATCAATACTTTTTTATTAGTGTGCTGTATTATGTTTTTTGCTATTGATAATTGAATTAAAGTTTTACCCAATCCAGTATCAGCAAAAACAGCAATACGACCTTTCATTATTGACTTTTCAATAATTGCTTTTTGAAAATCAAAAGCTATTTCAGGAATGTAATTTGGTTTAAATCCAAAGTCACCAATTGAGTGCCTTTTCTTTTCCAAAAACTCCAAGTAATTGCCCGTACTGCACACAACATCGGTTTGGCAAAATGGGGGCTTTAGTAATTCTATCATATTTTTATTTTTTATTGAACATTAGTAATTCTAATCGGCTTTTGTGGGTTAAATTCCCCCACTTCGCCAAGCCGTAGGCGTTGGCGGCAATTAAGTCGACAACTCATAAGTGTACCAAACTCGTAACCATAAAAAACGAAACTCAAATAAAAAGTAATCGTTATAAGTCGTGGGGTTATCTGTTGAAATTAGGATTCCAATCCATTGAAACTTTTTTACAATTCCAATAAACCATGAATGTTTTTTATATTTTCCGTGATTAACCATAAATTAACTGCTCTTTTTATGCCTTCCGAAAAGCCAAAATCTTGCCCCCGACTTTGCGGGTTTCGATAGACCAGCCCTCCGATCTGGCCCTATACCTAAAGTTTGTTAATTCTGCCGGTTTTATTTCTTTAAGTTCGCCAATTCCTATTTTAAAGGCTTTTTTAGGCTTTCTACCCCGTGTTTCTGTTTTCATAGCCACAATAGTAAAGCAAAAAAACTTAAATTAAAAATAATTATTTTAAAATAAATTGTTGCAAAATAGATTTTTTACTTTTACCTTTGGGATATGGTTGACGAGGTAGTCAACCGGAAACACTAAAAACTATTCAAAATGAAAAATCAATTTGACTCCATGTACCACGAAATACAATTTATCGAAACGCCTGATTTTAAACACCTCTTTGAAATCGCCAAAGAGTTTTACGTTCAAAAGGACTTATCGGCTCCCGGCTGTTACAGTATCGTTCCTGAGCTATCCGGTAACGGCAAGATCAATTATGTTTTTTTGGGTAAGGGTAGAATAAACTAATTTCAATCATGAACATGATTACCGAATACCCGCAATTTACCTACTCCAAAAATCGATTTTACTCAACTGAGAGCGAAGATGAAGCAAAAGCCTTCGCAATATTTTGGGGAGGTTCTTACAAAGAGATCGTTTCGTTCCCGAATAACTACTTTAAAATTGAAATATGACCACCCTATCCAGCCCCTACTTTCCCAACACAAAGGAGCGCACAGAGATGCTAATTTATCAGGCTTTCTCCTATGGGAATACGACTTTTAGATGTAACTTAAATTAAAAATAAACACTTATGAGCGAAGTAGCACTAACAACAAAATCACTTTTTGCGCGAGATGACGTAAAAGCAAAATTTCAGGAGATGCTTGGCAAAAGGTCAACATCTTTTATAACTTCTGTTTTGCAGATAGTTGCCAGTAATGAACTTTTGGCAAAAGCAGACCCGACAAGCGTTTACCAATCCGCAGCGGTGGCGGCAACATTAGATTTACCTCTAAACAATAACTTAGGTTTTGCGTATATCGTGCCGTACAATCAAAAGCAGAAAGACGGAAGTTTTAAGACGGTGGCACAATTCCAGTTAGGGTATAAGGGATTTATTCAACTTGCCCAGCGGTCCGGTCAGTTCAAAACTATAAGCGCAACACCAGTGTTCGAGGGACAGCTAATCGAACAAAATCCGTTAACAGGGTTTGTATTTGATTGGACAAAGAAAACCAGCGATAAGGTAATTGGTTACGCGGCTTACTTCCATTTGTTGAACGGATTTGAAAAGACTTTGTATGCAACTGTGGAGGAACTGAAAGCTCATGGGACCAAGTACAGCCAGACATTTAAAAAGGGTTACGGACTATGGAAGGATGATTTTGACTCAATGGCCATCAAAACGGTTTTAAAGCTGTTACTGGCTAAGTTTGCGCCCCTTTCGGTTGATATGCAAAGAGCCGTTATAACCGATCAGGCTGTAATTAACAATGCAGAAACACAAGATGTTACCTATGTTGATAACGAGGAAACATTAATCGACAAGGAATCAGAGCGGGTCCGGCTAATGATTGAGCAAGCTACTACGGACAATGACTTAAAAGAGATTGAGCCGCATTTAAAGCAAGAGCATCTTGACTTATTCACACAGAAAAAGGACGAATTAAAATCTAAAAAATGAGTTTTGATAGCTATAAATTTCACCCCTCAAGTTTAGGACTGATAATGACAGAAAGCCGGACCAAAGAGCCGATAGGAGAAACTGCAAAGGCACACTTGTTGCAATGCTGGATTGAAGAAAAATACGGAAGAAGGAAAGATATTTCCAACAAGTACATAGAAAAAGGTATTGCGCAAGAGGAGGAGAGTATTACGCTTTACTCTTTGGTAACTAAAAAATTCCACAAGAAGAACACGGAGACAATATCGAATGATTTCTTTGTGGGCACTCCTGATCTTTACGATGGAGCTTCAGTAATTGAAGCTGAATTAATTATCGACATTAAAACATCGTGGGATATATTCACTTTTTTTCAGGTACTTCAAAAGCCAGTGAATAAAAACTATTATTGGCAGCTTCAGGCCTACATGGATTTGACAGGAGCCAGTCGAGCCAAATTAGTGTACTGCCTTGTTGATACACCTATTAACTTAATCGAGGATGAGAAACGTAAGTTGGCATGGGCTATGAATGTTATAGACCCAGAGGCCAGCCCAGAATATCAAACCAAATGTCAGCAGATTGAAAAAAATATGATGTTTGTAGACATCCCTAAACAGGATAGGTATATTGCTTTTGAATTTGAGCGAAATCAGGCCGATATTGATAAGGCACATGAAAGAGTTT